TCACTTCACAAACCATATTAGAAGGTCTGCGAGATCTGTAGTTTACGTCACCATGTTTAAGAAAACGCCTATAGTGCAAATTACACATTCCTTTTCGGGAAGGAGCATTTTCACAATTTTCTACAGAGCATTTCATCATTTTGTCTCCCTGATTGCTTTGAAGTAATCAGCCAAACCAGTCTCAAGCGGATATGATTGTGGGACTTTTGAAGGGACGGTTGTTTTACACTCCACAGAACCTTGGGATGTTGTAAATATCTGACGTTTAATATTTGCACCTCTGCCCGAAGACTGGGCAAGAAGGACTGTGTTAAAATATCTACCAACTTTGGGGGGCAACGCTTTGCCTAGTGTATTGGGATAGAACTTATCAGCCCCATTATCGTCCCCCATGGGCTTGATGTGGCAATTTATAATCACATTGCACTTGACTCCCTCGTCGTAGAGCATTCGCAAAAGGTTCTCGACCAATGCTTGCGCAAGGCCCCAATCGGCTTGATGTGGGTGCTGGCCAAGGCGTCCGTTCATGGCGAGAATGTAGGATAGAGCGGCATCGGAAAGCATGGTGAGACTGTCGATGACAAGGACTGTGTTGTCATCCCATGTGGTGATGGAGCCAAGGCTGCGGTCGCCGTCCTTCCAATCGCCTAGCATCCCAGCGACACGCTGCCAGACAGAGGCCTTGGCGGGCACCAACTTGCCCCCTTGGTTCTTCATGGGCTCAGTGATGGTGACATACTCGACGTTCTCAATGGCGTCTTTTGAATATTTGCCGTTGGTGAGGAGGTCGCGTAGAACGTCTACTCCGTTGTCAAGGTCAAGAATGCGAACCTTGAACCCGGCAGATGCGAGGCTGGCAAGTGCGCCGGTCTTTCCTGCTCCGCTATCGCCAACGAAAAGCAGCTTTGTGGTTGTAGATGAATGATGTTGTGAAAGTGGAGGCATGTTATTGGTTCCATAAAGCTGCGAGGGTGATGGTGATGACGAAGGTTCCTACGAGGAGAATTATGAAATCTGTCAAATGTCACCTCGGACCTGTAAGGGGTCCCAGATCCGTTGGGTGAAGTCGGCCTTGAGCCATTCCTTTCGGACAGAAGGTGGAAGGCTGCATATTTTGCGGAAAGGACAACCGCCATACTGGCCACAAGATTTGTCGTTCATCGGCCAGTAGCCATTGGCTGCATACAACTCGGCAGTAGCTAAATACTGGCCGAGGTCATAATACCATTCTTCTAGGACTGGCTCTGACCTTGGGACTGTGCCTCTCAGAAAACGTGTGAATGATTGTGCGATCTGCGCGCCGTCAACAATGATCCCTTCGATCTGGATGTTGTAAACGACCTTCCCGGCGATGGCGTAAAGGGTCATCTGGTTGTCGGGAGAGAACTTGTCGAAGAATGAAGAATTGATTGTGGATTTTGTGGTCTTGCGGTCAAGCACGAAGGCCTTGCCGTTCAGCATGGCGAGACGGTCCAAATGGCCACAAAGCAAAATGCTCTCGCCGTGAGACGTTGTGTAACCACTGTCAAAGCGGAACGAAAGTTCAACCGCTGGTTTGCCGTTGGCAAGGCGCACTGTTTCGATGGGATCGTCTGCGAATTGCAGCAAATACCAAATGACCGAGCGGAGCAATGTCAGCCTATTTTTGTTTGGATCGTCTGAGATCCACGGACGATTTTTCTTTTCATCCCATGTAATTGTCAACACATACTTCACGACTTCACGAAGTGCTTGGTCGTAGTCCATGCCTCCAAAGCGCAGATGGTCGTATTTCTCAAGGGCTGAGTGGAAATGTAGACCAAACGTCAGATGCACACTGATCTCGCGGGGTTGCCAGCCCTCAAGAATGGACAACTGGTAGAGCCTCGGGCATGTTTTGAATGCGCCGATGGATGTCGAGTCCCAAGCGATCTGAAAGTTGGGAGAAATTTTGGAAAGTGAATTGTTGGTCATGGGGAGTCCCTGACTTAGTTTGAGGAATGTTGGCCGCTGCCGGTTTGAATAAACCGATAGCCTTGCTTTAACTTTGCGTCGATGAGGGTTGAGCGCTCGTGGATTTTTAGCGTGTATTGAATTAAACGCTCGAGTTGCTCACACGCCTCGTCCCCCATCCACGTCCCTGCTTGATGGCGCAGAGAGTCAACGAGTTCTTGTAGTTCTGAAGATGTCATGCCAAGGGCTCCTTTGGCGGTTTAGTCTAGGCCTGAGAGTAATTCATCAACGGATAGTTTTGGTTTTGGGCCTTTTGCGGGAGCCTTGCGCTCCTTCTTGACTTTCGGCGTTGCCTCTTGTTGAGCGAACTTTTCGCGTTGGGCTCGGAGATAGGCGATGATCTGGTCTGCCTCTGCGTCGGAAATTTGTGGCGATCGGTTCATTAACTCTTCGAGGGAGAATTCTGAGGCCTCCTCGAGCGGATCGATGTTAGGTGATGAGTTCGCCGATTGAGGGGTCGAATTTGACTGGTTTGGCATTTGACTTCTTCTCCAGATGCGAAAGGTAAGAATGGATGATAAGGCGTAAGGCCTTTGAGCGTCCGACCGTGCGATGTCCTTGTCTGCAGAAAAGCGCGTCGATCCGTTCAAGATCCTTTGAAAAAATGTGGAAGTGAATTTTCGTGGTTTCGTCTTCGAGCCTCGCGCCCATGTCATTCGTCTCCAAAAAGGTCGGCTAGGGAAAAAAGAGGCCCTTCGCCTTGTGGGTTTTGTTTAATTGGCTGCGCCTGTGGCGCATTGGGATGGCGCAAAGTGTTGTTTTTAACTATCCAGATGTGAGTGTGTGATGAGGGAGATTTGAAGATTTGAATGATTTCGAGGTCAGGATCTTTACGTTTTGCTGCGTATAACCTTTGCAGAGATACTTGATAGTTTCCGAGAAGCTCGACTTCTATTCCGAAGTCGGAGTGATAGGCTTCGTAGAGGAGTTCAGCTTCGCGCATTAATAAGCCATTCGGTTAATTAAAAGGAGGGGAGCAAAAGTTTAATTACGTAACTTTCGCTCCCCCAAGTATGCAGGGGCGGGAGGATTTGCCCCTGTTTTCAAGGAGTCGAACCTTGAACGAAGACCAACACTTGAGCTTTCGCATCAGCGGTGCTGGCCGTGTTTCCTATCATGCCGCCTCGTCGAGGAGATCATCGAGAAGATCCCCGGCAATTTTACGGCTTGAGTCGATGCGTCGTGCAGCTTCCTCACGGATTTCCGGTTTGTGCTGCAGAACTTTCGTAACGTATTCCGCGATTTGTTCTGCGCTGTAATCTGCGGGATTTCCGCCCTTCTTTCTGATCGCTGCGAACACTTGCTCTTTTGCGATTTTGTTCGCCTCTTTGGCGACGGGATCAGCAGCATTTTTAGGTGTGCGGATTGAGAAGGCGTAGTTGTCAGCAAATTGCTGGAACATTTTCTCAACTTTGGCATGGTCTTCTTTGTCGTCGAGCTTTTTCAATTTCGACATCAGAGATGTGCGGATGCTATCGGCAAAGACTTGGTTGAGCTTTTCAGCTTCGGCTGCGGTCAACACATAGCCTTCCTCGTAAGGCTGGGCGACGGTGACTGTGATTTCATGGGGGAGATTAAGTGTGCGCATCAAAAAGGCTCCTTTGTTTGTGCGTTCGATATAGTGCCATAAAGTTAAACCCATTGCAAGAAAATAATCACGCGCTGGGGGAAAAAGTTAAACCCACTCGAGACTCAGTATAAGGTGGGCCTAAAGTCCATACCATTTACACATCATATAAACTCTCCCCGGCTTTTTCTTCTGCGCAGGGCGCTCACTCGGCGGGGNGTTCTGATCGAGCTTTTTGTCACCTTNGGGAACTTCCCTTTGGATTTGTGCTTGGGCTTTCCGGGNTTCTGCCTTTTCGTCTTTCTTCTTACGTCGNTACGCTTCTCGTCTGGACCGTTGGTATTCCCTGTAATCTGGGTCATTCGCCATTCTCTCCCGGTGCAAGGCGTTTCGGCGCAAGCGACGGCCTTCCGCTGCGGCCAACTTGCGCTCCGCTTCTTTTTGCTTTGCGGAGTCTATGGATGCGTCCTGCAACGGCGCATCTGGAGATGGAGAATTTGATGGCGATTTGGGTGTAAGAGAGTCCATTGTGGATGCTCCGCTCAAGCTCTTCGTCGAGTTCGGGGGTCCATTTGATGTTGACAGGAACGCGCTCAATGTCTTCTGGGGTCATGGGTGGGCTCGACGGATTGCAGACGCGACGTTGTGGGTGGGATCAAGGGCTTCCGCATAGCGGGCACATTCCTCACGGATCTGGGGCTCGATGTAATCGAAGGCGATCTCCGCAAGGTCTTTCATGGTGAAATACGTTGGCGCGTCGTCGAAGAAAGTAGCGAGACGCAGGATGAGGGCCTCTTTTTCTTGTCTGGTCATTCCTTCTCTCCCAATAACTTACGGGCGGCATCAACTGCTGACCGGCTTACAAAATTCAAATCCATATCGTTCCTTGCGCAAAAAGACGTGCCGCAAATGGCTTGTAACGCTGCCTCTAGTTCAGCAATACGCTCATTAGCCTTTTCGATGCGCTTATGAGCCTTTTCTATGTCAGCCAAATATTCCAAAGCCAGTTCCTTTTGCTGCTCCCATAGTTCATTCGCGCACTTTAGTTCGCGCTGTAAAAGCTCAATAGCGTCAGAGGCGTCAGCTATCGCATAGAACCTATCTTTGATAGTCTCGTTGTGAAGCATGCTGCGCAGCCGTGAGATAAGGTCGGCGTGGTCAGTCATGGCACCTGCTCCATGCCGCGAGTCTAAGTTTGTGGTTTATGATGGTGAATTTGTTCGAGATCGTGTTGATGCTGGCCTTGTAGTGGGAAGCAATTTGTTTGTGCGTTAAGCCGTCGCGCTTTAGATCGAGAAGGGCTTGCTCGTATTTGGTAAGTTCCGCAGGGTCTTTGTAAAGCCGCGACTGCGTGTCGGTTCGGACATTGTTCATTTGTGAAGCTCCTTGATGGCGGCGATAAGTTCTGCCTTGCGTTCCTCAATCTTCATCTTGCCCACAATGTATGGATCGTAGGGAGCAAAGTTTGCGATGACCTTGGCAACTGCGTGTAACGCATCGTTGTAACCTGC